CTTCTCGGTGACGGACTTCCGCTCGCAAATCCTGCGCCGCTATGAAGGCGAAACGACGCGAGGCACCCCGACCGGGTGGAGTTGCATGGATGGGCACTACACCGTCTTGCCCGGCGAGTGGACCCTTGTGACCGGCATTCCCGGACACGGTAAGTCTGAATGGCTTGACGCGCTGGCGGTGCATCTCGCGGACAAACAGGGGTGGAATTTCGGGGTTTTCTCCCCCGAGAACTTTCCCGCCGACTACCACAGCGAAAAGCTGATGGAAAAGTTCATCGGCAAGCCGTTCGTCCCGGGCCCGAGCGAGCGCATGAGCGTGGCCGATCTCGACCGCGCCATGGATTTTCTGGAGGACCACTTCACCTTCATGATGCCCGAGGCCCCCAGCCTGGACGCGCTGCTGGAGCAGGCGAGCCGCCTTGTCACCCGCAAGGGCATTCGCGGCTTGATCATGGATCCATGGAACGAGATCGAACACGGGCGCGCAGCCGGCCAGACGGAGACCGAGTACATCTCCCTGGCCCTGTCGCAGATCCGCAAGTTCTGCCGGGCGCACGACGTACACGCCTGGGTGGTGGCGCATCCCGCGAAGCTCTACAAGGACAAGGACTCCGGTGATTACCCCATTCCGACGCCTTACGACGTTTCGGGTTCGGCGCACTGGCGCAACAAGGCCGACAACTGCATCACGGTGTATCGGGACGTCAAGGACGAGAACAGGCCGGTGGAGATCCACGTCCAGAAGATCCGCAAGAAGTTTGTCGGCCGGGTTGGCATGGTCGAACTGCACTACGACCGCGTGACGGGCCGGTATCAGGACTACGCGCACTTCACCCGCGCGCCCCTCTACTCAATGCAGAACCGGGGGGCGGCGTAATGGCGACCCGTGCTGCTGCCCCGACGCTCGAAGCGCTCAGGCAGCGTCTCACCTATGACCCCGAGACCGGAGCATTCCGGGATAAATCCGGAAAGGCTCTCGGCACAGTCGCGCGCGGGGGCTATGTCGTTATCCGCGTTCAAGGGCGGCTGCAATACGCTCATCGGCTGGCGTGGATCTGGGTGCATGGTGAAGCCCCGGCTGGGGACATTGATCACGCTAATGGATTGCGGGCCGACAACCGCATCGCCAATCTGCGTTCTGCAAATCGCTCCGAGAACCTTGCTAACCGGCGGACCGCGAACGCCGCCGGGTTCAAGGGCGTAAATGTGCATCGCGACCCCTCGCGGGCCTGTCGCTATGGCGCGAGCATCATGAAGAACGGGAAGCGCACGTTTTTGGGGTGGCATATGACTGCCGAAGAGGCAGGAGCGGCCTACGCGCGCGCGGCCCAAGAAATTCACGGGCCTTTCGCCAAATGGTGAAAGGCCGTCAGAAGTACAACTCCGCCACCCTCGCGGGCTGGAAGGTGTTGCGCTTTACCGAGGGGGCTGTCCTGGATGGTTCCGCGGTTGAGCTTGTGGCGCGGCTGTTGCGCGTCCCTCCCTACAACCCTGGAATCGTTTGAAGGATAGATCATGCTCGATCAACAAATGGAAGAAGCCTGGATCGAATTGGCCCACCAGCAGCCCGCGGTAGTGCAGGCAATCACGAATTTCGAACGCCCCCGCACGATTGACGGCGCTCGCCCCGCCTCCTACGGGTGCCAGTGCTGGCGGTGCCAGGGCGGCTGGATTTCCCTGGCCGACCGGCCGATCCTGGACAAGATCCTCGCCAAGCACCTGATGCGGCTGAGCGAGGCCGAGCGCGGAGAATGGATGCTCAACTGGGCGGCGCAACCCAAGCACAGGAAGGCAGACCAGGACCAGCTCAACGCCTGGCTGCGTATCGTCGGCGGCAGCGACGAGCCGGCGCCTGCGTATCCGGTCTACACGGTCCCGGGGGCGGCATGACGGAGCGCACGACGCCGTTCCCCCGCCTTGCGGTAGCGCTGGCCTACGCCTTCACCGACGAGCGGCACACCACCAACCGGCCGGCCATGGCGCGCGCCGCCGACGTCCGGCTGGGCGAGCCTGGCCCGCTGGCGGGTATTGACGGTGCAGCCGAGATCGCCAAGCTGCGGCAGTTTCTGGAACGAGGCCTGGAACCGCTGCACCTGGCGGTGCTGTACGCCCGCTACGGCCAGCGCAAGACCCACTGCAAGTGCTGCGGCAGCGAGGGCGACCACCCGGACTGGTCGGGGGCGCTCCACCGCGTCGCGGGGGCACTGGGGGCGTACCTGTCGATGCGCACCGCCCATAGCGCGCTGCTGTATGCCCTGGTGCGCCGCCATTACGACACGGGCAGCATGCGGACGCTTCAGTCCCTGGCCGACGAGTACGGGTGCAAGGTGCGCAGTGTCGAGCGGGCGAGCGCCAGGGCAGGGGACTGGCTGCGCGGTACCCGGGAGAAGAAGGGGGCCGAGCCGATCTACGGCGTCGAGCAGGCAGCGCACGCAGCTGCAGAAAAACTGCTGCGCGAAGCCGGATTTATTCCCTGATCGTTGACTTATGCGGAAACGACCGCCATAATCAGCAATAACGGATTTCCTCAGAAGTCCGCCCGCTGAGCCCGCTTGCATATGCAGCGGGTTTTTTTGTTGGGGGCTGTGGATCGCTGCGGGAGTGATGACTACATGTGAGGAAGGAACGCGATCTTATAGCCGCATGCGATGAGTGCCGATACTCCTAGAACGTACGGGACCAAGATAACAATTGATCCACGGCTAAAGATGAGGCTTCCGAAGGCCGTAATGAGGTGGATGCGAATCCACTCGCAGCCATCAATGTCGAACGCGTGATTATCTTCAGGGTCGTGCGGGAAGCGTTGTTCAAAATCCCCCGGTCCATCATCAGACCGGCGCCAAGTGCAAGAGGCTCGGTACCACTCGATATGGCTGACGTCGACCGAGTAGGAAGACGGGGAAAAAGTGAACGGGGGATATGGCGTACCGTCAGCATGTGTACGCTGATCATGTGCGGCCTTTTCCTTTGTGTGGATGATTCTGGCTAGTGGTTTTTCAAGCCTGCGATACAGGCGTCGCATGTGATCCTGCCTGCAAGCTTTCCATCCGTTCACCCGTTGAACACTGAAGTGATACCTCAGCCCGAAATAGAGCAGGATTGGAATTGCGGCGGTCCAAATTCGAACACGCGTCTGCTCATCGGTCGCCAGCCCCACGAAGTTTGCCAGGAATGGAACGTCTACGCGCAGCCACCAACCCAGCAAAATCGCCGCGCTAATTGCTACAAAGTTGCGACGGGCTTTCTCGTCCACGTCATCTGCTGGGAGATGGCTCACAGTTTCTTCCTCAACACATGGGTTGATTCAAGGTCGCAGCCTAGCTGCTGAGTCGCCGCCTCAATGCGAACGGTCTATCGGTGCGTCTAAAAAGGGCCCGCCAGCGAAAGCAGCGGGCCTTTGGCACCCATATACGCTGCTGGTCGCGCCGGACTTGCACCGAAAGGCAAAAGCGGCTTCATCTTGGCCTGCCATGTGGAATTATGCTCTGCCAGGTTTCCAGCCAGTAATCGGCCATTTTTACACTTTCAACGGAATTTGCCTGATGCCGAAGGGCCATTAGCCGTAGCATTCCATTGGACAGCTCGTCCTGTATTGCCAATCTGGCTGGTGCACGAGAGTTTCGAATCCACAGAGTATTTTGACTGGTGAGGCCAGTGAGAGGATCTTCGGCATCCACTAACTCTTCTGGACCGAGCAATTTCGCCTGTTGCCACGATTTCCCCAACGGGTAGACCACTGTGTCGAATGCGGCCGTGAAAGCTCGGTCGAGTGCCTTCAGGCCATCTGTGCAGGAAAGGCCTGCAAGATAAGAGAGAAAGCTGACATTGGTCTGGTTGTTGGGAGCGACCTTAAGAAACTTCTTCACCGACTCTCGGGATCGAACTGCGATCTGGCTTTTCAGAATCTCCACGCCCTCTTTCAGAAGCGCTAGGGTGGAGCGCTCGATTCTCGGACCTGCTAATGCGGATTTGTAGATCCGAGTCTCGGTCTCTTCCGAAATCCAAGCTTTCGCCACTTTCGCTAGTTGGTCTGTTGCGAGTGGGAGGCGCTCCTCGAGGGCCATCTCTAGCTGGAGCGCACTAGTAAAGAAGTCTAAGTCTGTAGTCATTTGGAGCTGTATCGGCAGTAACGACAGGATAATGGCTGCGTGGCACAGTGCCGTCAGCAGGCGTGCATTTATACCGCCTCTATCTTGAGGACATCCAGCATATCAACCGTGACAGGTTGATTCGTGGAGGGATCGATTACCTCAAACTCCCCCGCGAATGCATTGCCCGGATGGCTGCGCCGCACATTGAATAAGCCAAAAAAACCTTCGAAATATGAGCCGTTGGCAAGGGTGACACGGAGCTTTGCGCTCGTTCCCATTATTTCCATGTACTGGGCGGAGATTGTTGCGTAATGCCGAACGTCCGCTATTGACTCTGTCCATCGTGCCATGCTTGCTCCTAAAAATGTGGCTGGTTGGCATCCGCCTTGTAGAGCAGCTACAAGGGTGAAACTACTTGTAACACAAAATAGGATTTCAGTTTGAACATAGTGGCGAACTAAGAACTAAGTGGAGTCGTTGTTGTGGGGGAAATCGAGCGGCTAAGGCGACAGCGAGGCGGTGGGCGATTCTCCGCCAACTACAGGACAGCAAAGTGGCAGCGTGTTCGCAGATTTCAGCTGGACCGCGAGCCGCTGTGCAAGTTCTGCGAGCGGCGCGGCCTGGTGGTGCTGGCCACCGTCTGCAACCACGTGAATGGCCACCCGGCGGGCGAGACCGAACAGCAGTTCTGGGAAGGCCCGTTCAACAGCCTGTGCGCTGACTGCCACAACTCCGACCAGGCGCGGCTGGAGCGCGGCGGCAAGCAGATACGTGGCTGCGATGAGGACGGATGGCCGGTAGGGTAGGTTGCCCTGTCGTGCGATCCGAAATGCGTTTCTGTGGCGTGTAGCGCGGCCGCAGGGATATGCCTACCCCGCCCGGGGGGGTGAAATTATAGGAATGGCCCTGGCTCTAGACCGACCGTTCCCGAAAACGCGCGCATCCACAATTCGCCGGACGACCCTGACCGTCTCGGTATTGATCAAAAAAAGAGCAGAAAAATGGCCCGTCCCCGACTTCCTGTCGACAAGGCGGCGGCGTCCGGTGCCGCGGTGAAAAACCCTGGCCGCCACGCCGGCCGAACCAAACCGAAAAACACTCGGCCGCTGGGTGTTCCGTACAAGCAGATGACCGTCACGCAGAAAAAGGCGTGGAAGGACTTCGCCGCGGAAATGCCCTGGCTGAACTCGTCGCACCGCGTGCTGTTGCGCCTGGCCTGCATCTGGGTGGCGCGCATGGACGACCCCGAAGCCGAATTCGGTGTGTCGGCCACCCAGGCGCTGAGTTCGATCCTGTCGAAGTTGGGGGCAACCCCGGTTGATGAATCCAAGGTAGCGCATGACCCAGGTGGAGACGAAGACCCGGACGAAGCGTTCTTCAAACGAAAGTGACCGGACCACGGCATACGCCGAGGCGGTTGTCGCCGGCGACATAGTGGCCGGGCCGCATGTGCGCAACGCGTGCCGGCGTCATCTGCTGGACCTGGAGACGGCGCACGAGCGCGGGCTGCGCTTCGACTTGGATGCAGCCCAGTACGCCTTCGATTTCTACGAGAACGTGCTGCGCCTTTCCGAGGGGCAGTTCGATGGCCAGAAGTTCCACTTGCAGCCGTCGCAGGCGTTCATCGTCGGGTCGATCTTCGGCTGGTTGCAGGAAGATGGCACCAGGCGTTTTCGCCGGGCATACATTGAGCAGGGGAAGGGCAACGGCAAGAGTCCGCTCGCTGGCGGCCTGGGGTTGCTAGGCATGACAGCAGACGGCGAGGCCGGGGCGCAGATCTATTCCGCCGCGGCGAAGAAGGACCAGGCCGGCATTCTGTTTGCCGACGCGGTGAAGATGGTCAAGCAGTCCCCGGCCCTGGCAAAGCGGGTTTCGTTCTCCGGAGGCGAGGGGCGCGAATTCAACATGGCGCACCACGCCAGCGGCAGCTTCTTTCGGCCCGTCTCACGCGATACAAGCCGCACGGGGTCGGGGCCGCGCCCCTACTTCGTGCTGGTGGACGAAGTTCACGAACTTCCCGACCGCAAGATCATCGAAATGCTGGAGCGGGGCTTCAAGTTCCGGCGCGCGCCGTTGCTGTTCATGATCACGAACTCCGGCAGCGACCGAAACTCGGTTTGCTGGGAAGAGCACGAACATGCGGTCAAGGTCGCTGCGGGTCATACCGAGGCGGTCAATGACCCGACGTTTGTGGGCGGTGTGATCGACGATCGCACATTCAGCTACGTGTGCGCGTTGGATGATGGTGACGAACCGCTCAAAGATCCGTCCTGCTGGATCAAGGCGAATCCGCTGCTGGGCGTCACCATCACCGAATCGTACCTGGCCGACCTGGTCGAGCAGGCCAAGCTGTTGCCGAGTGCATTGAACGGCATTCTGCGCCTGCATTTCTGCGTCTGGACCGATGCAGAAACGGCGTGGATGACCCGCGACATGTTGGAGCCGGCGCTCCATGACTTCGACCCGGCGGAACACCACGGCGCCAAGGTCTACCTGGGGCTGGATCTGTCCCAGTCCCGGGACATCACCGCCATGGGAGCGGTGGTGAAAACCGGTACGGTGGATGTCTCGATCGAGGTCGACGGCGAGAAACGGATGGTTTCCAAGCCCACCTACGACGCCTGGGTCGAGGCGTGGACGCCTGGCGATACGGTCGCAGCGCGCGAACTGCGCGACAAGCTACCCTACAGCGTCTGGGTCCGCCAGGGGCATCTGCACGCGCCGCAGGGGCAGACGATCAGCTACCGCCACGTAGCGCAGACCATGGCTGAGTATGACCGGGACTACAGCATCCAGCTGGTCGGCTATGACCGCTATGCCTTCAAGAAATTCGAAGAGGATGTGGCGGCGCTGGGCCTCACCATCACCTTTGCCGAGCATCCGCAGGGCGGTCTGAAAAAGGGCAAGCCTCTGGAATCAGCGGTCAAGGCGGCCGAGCGTGACGGCGTGCCCCCGCCGGAGGGGATGTGGATGCCGGGGTCCGTCCGGATGCTGGAAGAGGCCCTGCTTGAAGGCCGCATCAGGCTGCGGCGAAGCCCCGTTCTGGTGTCCGCAATCATGTCGGCCGTTGCGGAAGAGGACAAATGGGGCAATCACTGGTTATCCAAGGTGCGATCGGTCAACAAGATCGACGCCGCTGTCGCGCTTGCTATGGCGCTGGGGGCGGCAAACGCCATGGTGGAAGAAAGCGCGGGCTTGGATGACTACCTTGAAAACGGATTTTTTGGGCTGATCGGCTAATGGCTAAAACGCGTTGGTACAACCCGCTCACCTGGCGCATGTTCGGCTACAACGACCCGAAGACGGGTGATTTCGTTGAAGTGGATATGTCTGTCGGCGGTAAGCAGACGCAGTCCGGCGAGCGGATGACGCCCAAGAAGGCGGTTACGGTTCCCATCATCTGGACGTGCATCAAGATTCTCAGCGAGTCGGTGGGGGGCCTTCCTGCGCCTCTGTACGTGGAGCAGACGGGGCGGAGGGCCAAAGGGGATACTGCGCTGGAGCGGCGCATCTTGCGGCTGCTGCGCAAGCCCAACCCCTACATGACGCGGCTGACGTTCTTGAAAACGGCAGTCGTGAACATGGGGCTTGTCGGCAACTCCTACAACCTGATCGAACGCAATGCGCAGGGCGAGTGGATCGGGCTGACGCCTCTGCCCTGGGATGGGGTCGAGATCGACACCGAGACGGCCGAGCTTCTGTACTGGGTCACGCTGAACGGTCAGAGATTCCCGGTATCCCCGGAGAATATGCTGCACTTCAAGCTGTTCAGCGCGGACGGCATCTGCGGCCTTTCACCCGTCGAGTTCCAGGCCGAGTCCATGGGCCTGGCGAAGGCGGGCCAGAACTGGTCGGCGCGCTTCATGCGCAAGGGTGGCTTCACCGGCGGATACGTCATCTACGAGCAGTTTCTGACCAAGGAACAGCAAGAGCAGGTGCTGGCGAAATTCCCTGACGTGCGCCAGGGGGACGCGGCGGACATCGGCAAGATGGCCATCCTGCAGGGCAACCCGAAGATTGTGCCGGCGGGGCTCAGCCAGAAGGATTCGCAGTTCATCGAATCGCAGCAGTTCCAGGAAGAGGCGCTGGCGGGCATCTGGGGCGTGCCCTTGTGGCTGGCCAATCGCGCAAGCAAGACCTCGATCATGGGGTCGAACCTGGAGCAGCAGAAAAGCGGCTTCGTGACGTTCGGCCTGAAGCCGTACATCGACGCCATCGAAGACGAATTCAACGACAAGTTGCTTTCGAATCTCGGCCTGTTCGTGGAATTCGTGGTCGAGGGCCTGCTGCGCGCCGATAGCTCGGCGCGTGCGCAGTATTACCAGGCTGCCCTGGGTGGCTCCAATGGCTCGGGCTGGATGTCTGTCAACGAGGTCCGGCGCAAAGAGAACATGGAACCCCTCGTCGGCGAGGAATACGACCGGGTCACCCGGTGGGAGATGAGTACAAATGCTCAGCAAAGTTGAATGCCCGTTTGAAGTCAAGGCGGTGGATGATCAGGGCAATTTCGAGGGATACGCCTCCGTCTTTAACAACGTGGACCTGGGCGACGACATCATCCTCCCTGGGGCCTTCGTGAAAGTGAAGACCACCCGATCGGGCCAGCTGAAGCTGGCCCTTTTTCATGACCTGCGCAAGCTCGTCGGGACGGCCTCGTACACGCAAGATTCCCACGGCCTTCACCTGAAAGGGCGCGTGAACTTGAACGTCAGCTACGCCAAGGACGCTTACGAATTGATGCGCGACGGCGGCCCACTCGACTCCATGTCGATCGGGTTTAACACCATCACCGCCGCTTACGAAGAGCGCTCGGGCCGCACCGTCCGGGTGATCAAGGAAGCGGAGTTGTGGGAAGCCTCCCTCGTGCCCTTCGGCATGAATCCGGAGGCACAGATCACCAGCGTTAAGTCGGATATCCGGCTGTTTGAATCCGCCCTGCGGGATCGCATGGGCCTTTCCCAAAAAGAGGCAGCCGCTGTTGCCTCCCTCGGCTTTCCCGCCATCCGCCGCGACGGCGTGCTGGTGGACACGGCGATCGTGGACGAGCTGAAAAACCTCTCTCAATCCTTTCAAGACATATTTGGAGCGTCGAAATGACCGATGTGAAAGAACTGCGTGATTCGCTGGAAAAGCAGCTGAAGGACGGCTTTGCCGGCCTGCAGCAAAAGTACGACAAGGCGTCGGAAGCCATCCAGAAGGGCGAAACCGTCACGGCGGAAATGAAAACCGCCATCGAGAACCAGAAGGGCGAACTGCAAAAGCTCGTCGACAAGGTTCTGGAAATGGAAGAAAAGGGCGTGCAGCTGCGCGGCCGTCAGCCCGAGAAGAAGGGCTTCATCGACTTCGTGAATGACCACGGCGAATACAAGGCCCTGCGCGAGAACGGCAAGTCCGTCGCCGAGATCGAGGTTTCCAAGGGCGACCTGGCCGCCATGCAGGAAACCAAGGTCACTAGCGCCGGCCTGGTCGTGCCCCAGTTCGACCCCACCATCCAGGCCAACCCGCGCCAGGAACTGCGCATCCGCGACCTGATTCCGTCGGTGCCGGTGACCGGCCAGAGCTATACCTACTTCAAGGAACTGCTGCACACCCGCGGTGCGGCGCCGGTGGCCGAAGGCGCTGCCAAGCCGCAAAGCAACGTCACCTTCGAACAGAAGACGGACCTGGTCAAGAAAATCGCCGTCTGGATTCCCGTGTCCGACGAGGCCCTGGACGACGTACCGCAGCTGTACGGCTACCTGCAACAGCTGCTGCGCTACGACCTGAAGCTGGAAGAAGAAGAGCAGATCCTCAAGGGCGACGGCACGGGCAACAACCTGCCCGGCATCATGACCCAGGCCACCACGTTCACGCCCTCGCTGTCCAAGGCGGGCGACACGGCGATCGACACGGTGCGTCGGGCCATCTACCAGGTGCGCAAGCAAGCCAAGCTGGCGGCCGATGCCACGGTCATGACCGAGCAGGACTGGATGGACATTGAACTGCAGAAGGACTCGCAGAACCGCTACCTGTTCGCCAACCTGCAGGGCTTCGTTACCCCGATCCTGTGGGGGCGTCCGGTCGTCACGTCGGACAGCATGGACGAAGGCAACGGCACCGACACGGGCGGCGAGTTCCTGGTGGGCAACTTCCAACGCGGCGCCACCATCTACGACCGCATGTCGTTCCTGTTCAAGGTCGGCATGATCAACGACGACTTCATCAAGAACCAGCGTGCGCTGCTGGTCGAAGAACGTCTGGGCCTGGCGGTGCGCCGCAACTACGCCTTCGTCAAGGGCCGCTTCGCGGTCTAAGCGGTGGCACCCGGCGGGGTGCGAGGTTTGCACCCCGCCATACCTCTGGAGAAAACATGAAAATCAAAGCACTGTGGGGCTTCCGTGGCGATCCCGCGAAACTCGGCAAAGGCGATGGTCGTGTGCGCGCCGGCGATACCTTCGACGATGCCGACCCCGAGTATGGTCACGCGCTGGTGGGCAAAGGCCTGGTCGAAGCGCTGGACGATGCCAAGGCTTCGCCGCGGGCGTCTGACGGCATGTCGCCGGCGCAGCTGAAGAAGGCGCTGACCGAGAAGAACATCGCCATTCCCGAAGGCGCGACCAAAGAGCAACTGGCGGCGCTGCTGGACGGCGCGGGGGCGCAGTAATGGACATCGGCCGGGTGAAGGCCCATCTGCGCATCGACCCGGCCTTTGTCGCTGAAGACGCGCTGATCCAGGGCTACATCGACAGCGCCACGGCGCACGTTGAGCAGCATTGCGACCGGAAGATCGTATCGGGCGAACCGGCCGGGCCGGGCGAAATGGCGATGACCAAGGACGTGGAGCAGGCCATTCTGCTGCTGGTCGGTCACTGGTACAGCAACCGCGAAGGCGTCGTCGTCGGCGCGGTGTCCAATGCTGTGCAATTGGGCGTGGACCGCCTACTTTGGTATCGAAAGCAATTTTGAAGGGGGCGCCATGCTGAGAGCAGGAAGGCTCAACACGCAGGTATCCATCCGGTGCCAGGACAAGGTCCAGACGGGCGGCGGCCAGGTCGTGGGCCAATGGGTGGAGCATGCGAGGGTGTGGGCCAATGTGAAGTTTCCCAGCGGCATCGGGACGATCAAGGCCGGCACCGATGTCTCGTTGGTGCGCGCCAGCATACGCATCCGCTTCCGCGAGGATATCCGTTCCGATATGCGCCTTGTGGCTGGTGGCCTGGTGTTCGATATCAAGGCCGTTCTGCCGGATCTGGTGAGCCGCGAGTATGTCGATCTGGTTTGCCAGTCCATACCCGGGGTGAAGCCGTGAAACTCACTTTTGAAATGAACGGCGACCCCGTGGAAGGGCTGACCCGATTCGTTGACGCGGTCGAGCAGCGCGTGGTGCGGCCGGCGGCGCGTGCTGGTGCGTTGGTCTTTTACGATCGGGCGCGGGAACTGGCCCCGGAGTACAGAGGGCCATTGAAGCCGGGCATCAAGCCTGGCCAGCTGCGGGCGGCGATCTACCACGTCTTTTCCGAAGACAAGTCGACGGACGACTTCAAGATCTACCAGATCAGCTGGAACCATTCCAAGGCGCCCCACGGCCACTGGATGGAGTACGGCAACAGTCGGCACGGTCCGAAGTCGTTTATTCGCCCCGCGTTCGACTTCTACGAGAAGGCGATCGATGCGTCCCGGGACCGCTCCAGAGTCCTGATCGCGGAAATCGTTGTGGAGCTTTCGAATGGTTGAAGACGACATTCGCGCGGTCCTCGGCCCGCTGGTCGATGGCCGGGTGTATCCAGGCGTCGCGCCGGACGGCGCCGAAGAGCCGCGCATTACCTACCACTGGGTCGGAGGCAAGCCCCTGAACTTCCTGGAGGGCGTGCCGGACCTGCGCAACGGTCGCCTGCAGGTCGACGTATGGGCGCTGCTGGACCAGGACGCCGCCCGCATCATCCGCCAGGCCGAGGACGCATTGCGTCTTAGCCCGGTACTGCGCGCTGTCACCGAGGGCGGCGCGCTGTCGGATCACGAACCCGACACGAAGCTCTACGCGCGAAAACAGACTTTCTCGGTTTGGTTCAAGGATTAGCCCGCTT